TTTATGGGTTTTACTGCTGCGGTGATGCAGGTTTTTGGATTCTTCAGCTGTGTGCTGTTGGTGAGTTGGCTCATTAATACTGAGTTGCAACTGGCGGAATGCTTCACAAGCACGCCCGGAATAGTCGCGATTAATGGACGCGAGGACCGCCGCAAATTGGCCACTGAGGGGAGGATGATTACGATTTCGTTCAACAATACAAACGCGAATATTTCTTCAACTACGGTTGCGGATGACGCGTACGGGTTATGTTTTTCTTTTTTATTTTTCCTTTTCCATTTCTTTTTTTTCACTTTCGGAACCGCTCAATTAGTATTTTCAGCGTTTCCCATTGTTTGGCTCATGTCTTTTCGTAAAGGAGTGAGCCGACAACAGAGGCCAAGATTGGCAACCCAAGAACCTAAGGATATTCTGGAATCAGTTTTTCCAGCAAAGTTTTTTGATGTATCTGGCACCCGTTATCGAGATGGTTGGCGCTTTCTCATACGGTGTAAGATTACTGATAAAGTTTATCGAGAATCTGTCCGTAAGAAGAATTTGGATGACGCTTTAGGAGTCTTATTAGATCGCTACGGTTTTGTCGCACAGGCAGCGAGTGGATTAGTAATTGACGTCATACTGCTGGCTGTTGCTATATATAACCATTACTATTTGTGTGGTCGAAAAGGCTTTGGTTTGCATTTAGCATGCGTCCATTTTATTCGAGGCCGTTACCCAGATTGGTGTGAGACCGATTTTTCGCTAGGTAACTTGCACCCAGTACATCAACAAGCAATTCAGGCCGTACTAGGATTTCATGGTCAGAACAACGGAGATGTTATGCGATATACCGAGATAGATTACCCCAATTGGCGACATGAGTGGGACAATGATCCTTTAGGAGCGGATGCAATTGCTGCAGCCACTCCTGGATTAGAACCTCAAGGTCTCGATGATTCTGCGTTTTGGAGATCGTTAGTCAAAGTGGTTTCTGTTGTTATAGCTGTTTTTGGTGTAACTCAACATACGGAAATGTCATTTACTGATATTTCTAAGTTAGTTTCAGCTGCTATGCGCGGTGGTTCACTCCTCACAATAAGCACTGCCTCCGAATTTATATCAGAAGTCCGTAATATATTCACTACTCTGAAGAACTTTTGGAGTTCCGGTTGGGACTTCGCTACTTTCTTCGATTGTAATGGAGATTTGCGTGAAATTGGACAAACATTGGCTTTCATAGAGACTGAGCACAACGAGCTAGCAAACAAGTTGGATTGCGATTTAACATTTCAGTTACAAGAGATGCTGGCCAAGATGGAGAAGTGTCGTACTAAAATTGGAACTTTGTACGCGTCTCACCCTGCTCGGCATGCAGATATACGAATTACGGAACAGAAGCTCAAGGTGTTGTTTGATGCTGTAACATTGACCCTAGTGAATTCTTCTCGAGGTCGCGTCCAGCCATTTGCAATAGCATTGGTTGGAGGCTCTTCGATAGGAAAATCAAGTATCACTGATTGGATTTTACATCAATTTGCAGCAGATTCCCCATTCATTCGTGAGCAAAATCAACTTGAAGATAGAGATGCTCCAGGACCATTAGACATGGGATTAGTATATAGGAGTACGTTAGGCAATGCCACGGTCGATCAATATTTGACAGGATTGTTCAATTCTTCATGGGCTGGTGTCTTTGATGATGTATGTGTCACTACTTTGAAAACTTCGCAGGAAGCATACGCATCTCTTAACTCGGCTATCATCAAGATCTTGAATATCTTTCCTTACCGTACGGAGCAAGCAGCTCTGGAGAATAAAGGAAAAGTTTTCTGTAACTTTCAGTGTGTCGTGTTTACTAGTAATGTTTACGACTTTTGCGCATACCAGTCTGCTAATTGTCCTTCTGCTATTTTACGACGAGCGGGATATTTTATCGAACCCGTAGTAAAACCCGAATTCAGAATCAGTGGATCAGCACAACTCGATTCAAATTTAGTGGAACGGTACATTCAGCAACATGAGGTTTACAACGGTCAACCCCTTCCCTTACATACTTTCAATGTGTGGATATATAGAGTTGGTGGCGATGGTCGTGCTTTTGCAGAGGATGTGTTACAAGATGTTGAGATAGACGAATTGATGAAATTCTTACGTGAATCTTGGAACAAACATGCTAGGAACGAAGTCGGTCGAATGAAGAGAGGTACAAATGTGCAATACTGTACAAATTGTCGAGCAGTAGGAGCTCATCCTGAGACAAAGCTCTGTCGAGCATGTACACAGTTAGTTCGAGATCTTTCAGCTCGACAAATGATGTCTGTGATACAACTCATCAACTTTATGAAGAATAGTTTCGCACATGCCATTCATGCACCTTTTTTCGAAGAGTACGTCAAGTTACAATTGTTCAGTTTCCATCCTATCTTCGCTTTTTTAGCCATTTTCTTAGAATCTTACTTCTACATGAGAGTACATCAGGCGACTTGGCGAGATAGGGTTTCCCCCATTTTGATGCATTCTTTTTGCACCATCATAGGTGCGTACTTCGAACATGGTTATTTCGTAGCAGTATTGATACATTCTTCTTGGAATTCATTCATTCTTGGTTGTCTTGTACAAAGTTATTGTGTATTCGCACTTTTGACTTTTTGGTTGTACGTAGATACTGGGTTACCATATTTCGGAGCTACTTTGATCGGAATGATATTTCCTTTGTGTTGCGAGAAAGGCTTTAGTGTGGCAACTAGTTTGATGATTTTTTGCAAAGCGTTCTTTTTCACAGCCCTAGCAGGGCAGACCACGATGAATAATCGGGCTATGATAATTGCTACACAACTTTTGCCAGAGTATGCTAAACTGATGTCGATATTTTGGTTGTTCGATCTTTTTTCCTACGTGAGCATTATTCTATCATTCTTGCTACAGTTCGTCATTAGTGACAAGAATATGACTTTCCTTTGCTACTTCATGAACATCATTGGATTTTTAGTGAATATTGGCATTATCGTATTTGTCTTGCGATGCGTTTATTTCTACCGTACTGTGAGTATAGAGTCCTTTTTATGGCAACGTTACAAGGCTCATATCTCGTCCCGGTGGACGTTATTCTGGATACGTAGTAGGAGTTATTTAGTGTCACAATTCAATTTTGTCAAAGTTTGTACATCACGTTGGAAGAATAGGAAGATGTTGAAAGCACTGGCTTTAGTTTTGTTAGCATTAGGATCAGTGACAGTGGTTTGGTATGCTACACAACTTTTTAGTCGTGCCCAACCACAGGGTGCATCCATGTCTCAACCAGTTGCAATGGGAAAAAACTTTTGGAACTTTAGCTTTGGCACTTCATCTTTAGCAGCTTCACCAGGAACGCAACCAGATGCCTTTGAAAGAGACATTCATATGAATGTAGTGCGTCTTCGCATTGGTTCTGTCAACATCAAAGCATTTTGTGTCGAAGAGAATTTCTTCATCTGTTCCAAGCATGAATTAAGTAGTGCCTTTGGTTCAGATACGCGTGCAAAGTACGAAGTTGTTTACTCCCCAGAGCGTCGATTTCGATCCGCAATGGGTGTAGTGTGCCAAGAGAATATATCCCACCATCCAACAAAAGACTTAGCGATTATCCAGTTACCCAATTCATCTAGCCTGAAAAAACTGACGCAGTATTTCCTACCTGTTGATGATTTGGATGCCACAACTCGTTTGGGCGAAGGCAAGGTTGTTAGCCTCACTGACCATTTGATGGTCCGCACTTATGCAATGGCTACACGTGCACCAATCAATATCAATTACGCAAGTGGTGCAGTGTTGACCTCCGTCTTTCGATTCAATTCTAGTTTAGATGGTAAAACCTATCAGACAATGAAGGGTGACTGTGGATCCGTGATGTATAGCGCGCATCGAGGGAAGTGTGCGATACTAGGGATACATATCGCAGGATCAGGTACAACAGCAGGTGTCTTACCAGTCAGTGCAGAGGATGTGATGGGTTTACTACAGAACGTCAGGCGCTATAGGAAAATACTAGACGATGATTCCCAACTGATGAGTGATTTGAATGCGCAGGGCAAGAGTATTTTGCCGGGCCATCATAAAAAATGCCCGCTAGCCTACATGGGTGACGATGCCGGTACCGAACCGACTGTGCTTGGGAACCTTGGTTCTCACGTGCAGCGTTCGAACAGAGATACAAATTTCGTCGTCAGTCGATTCGTCACCTGGTGGGCAAACAAGCGAATTTTACACCTATGTCCGCGTAGTATCGATTTCAATGTACCATTGACCATTTTGGGCAAGTTCACGCCACCGTCTTTGACACGCTTCGGTTGGATTCCGAAGTTTAGGTTTTGTGATGTGGCGACTGATGTGAAGGAGTGTTTGGAGACTATTGGCGTGCGAGCTTTGAGCGAGAAGGTGTTTAAGCATTACATGTCTAACCCTGAATTCGTAGATCGCTTGCGCAAGATTCGTCCCCTGACAGAAGATGAAACAGTCAATGGTATTGATGGTGCGAAGTTTATTAAATCGATGAATATGAGAAGCAGCGCAGGATTCCCACACAAGGGCACCAAGAAAGAACTCTTTACGTTACGTTCTAGAGATCCCCACAAGTATGACATTCCAGAAGTGATTCGCGAACGCATTGCTGCTTTGGAAAATAGAGCACGGTGTGGGATTCGCCCAGGGGTTATCTTTACTGCAACGTACAAAGATGAACCAGTTCCATGCGAGAAGACAGACTTACCAGAACATTTGGAGAGAGAGCTGGAGAACCGCGAGACATGTCGTGCAGCTATACGCAATAGCAAGTACGGCAAGATTCGCGTTTTCCAAGCGGTGAATGTGGAGACCACCTTTGTTGTGCGCAAGTACTACTTAGCTTTGGTTTCTTTGATACAGGAATTTGGATTACATACAAGTATCGCAGTCGGAACCAATTGCTTCAGCAAGGAGTGGGCTAAACTTATGGAACATCTTGTTCCAGATGGTTGGAACACACGCTTTATATGCGGCGACTTTAGTAGTTACGACCAGCGTATGGGACAGGAATGGCTGTTAGCCGCCTGGTCCGTATTGCGAGAGTTACTCAAACAAACTGACTATTACGCAGAGTTAGATTCCCAAGAGAAATGCGAATTCGAGACTATGTTGGATGCTTTGGCTAGTGATATTGCCAATCCCACTACGCTCTTTTTCGGAGACATATTGCGGTTACATGGAACCAATGCCTCTGGGCATCCGTTAACTGTCATTATCAATGGAATTGCTAATCTGATGTATATGATTTACGCGTTTGAGTCCGTTTATCCAGATGAAGATTTTTTCGAGAAAGTTCGCATTATGACATATGGTGATGATAACATACTTAATGTTCATGAGTCGTGTTCGCGGTTTACTCAACCCGCCGCTACGCGTGCTTTAGCACATATTAATGTGATGTATACCGCGAGTGATAAGGGTCGCGTGGCTACAGATTACGTCGATAAGCCATCCTTCTTGAAACGCTCTTGGCGCTACACGACTTACGAAATTGATGGTCAAGTTCACACGATCGTTACGTGTCCAATAGAGTTTGCTACAATTCAGAAGATGCTGTCAATGGAAACCAAGAAGTCACCGGACGATTTGAATAATCGCATAGTTCAGGTACTAGGATCGATGCTTTTTGAATTTATTCAATATGGACGCTGTCCTTTCGAACAAGCCGTGAACTTATGCGAACAATTCTGCAAGGAACACAATTTGGAGATGCACAAGCAAGCAGTATTCCCTACTGGGTGGCCTTCGTACGACGAGTACATGAAGGCCTGGGTCACAGGTGGTATTTACACCCCCTTTGACCCTGATCCGATTGAGGTGCTGGAGTGCTGAGGCGCTCCAACCCCTGCGGAGGGGTATATAAATACCTGCGCTCTAGTATTGGATGGAGCGCTGGTTTTGGTTAGCCATGTACGTTTTTGGGGGTATAGCGTGGAAAAACCCCCTTTACGACCTGAAGAGGTCATTAAATATACTCACTTTTGGAAACAATTGTGTGGCGAGCGGCTATTGTCACAACCAAAATAGCCCCTGATCAAGCAGTTTTACCGCTACATAGAGCTTTGGTTTTTTGGATTTTCATCTAGTAGTATTGGGCGTGATCATGAGCAACCACAGGCAATCCCTGAAACGTCTTTTTAGACGAGAGTGGTTTACTTTGAAAATACAATACCGTGCAGAATAGGCATAACTGTGCGGGAAACACTTGCCTACAGACTTTGAAACAAGCACACACATTGAGCAGACTCAACAACAAGCTTTCATTGATGCTACACCATTTCAAGAGGAGGAAACCAAATTCGTTCCTGCACAAACTGATGTTACTGAGAACGGTATGGATTTGTCACATTTTTTCGACCGTCCTTTATTGATAACCTCGTGGGAGTGGGACGATGGTACCACATTTTTCCAACAACTGGCTCCTTGGTTTGAATATTTTTCACATCCAACGATTTGGCCTAAGTTATTGGGTTTTTCCAGGATGACTGCCAATTTGGAGGTTGAATTTCGGATTAATGGTTCACCTTTTCGGTTTTCACAACTTATGGTCTCATACAGACCATTGTCGAGCAACATAAAGAGTGATGGGGTCGTAGATAGATCTCTTAGTGATTTCTCAGGTGGGTATATCCCCGAAGACGGTGTTACCGTCTTAGGCACAGCCTTGACCACAGCATCTTCCACACCTTTTAGCATAGTAGCGAGAAGTCAGAGGAGGGTTGCATATATGGATGTTGCACGCTCCGAGGGTTGTAAGATGGTTTTACCTTTCATATTCCCCTTTGAGTGCTTCCGCGTGAATTCCTTAGCTTCAACCGCTGCCAACTATGCACCTGCGATGAGAACTTTGTTTGGGCAAGAGCTTATGTCGATGGGAACAATCACTTTGGAGTCTTTAGCTACATTGCGGAATTTGCAAACGCCATCCACTGCTGGTGTTACTATAGATGTGTTTGTTAGGGCCGTCAACGTTAAGGCGTGGCTCGCATCTGGGGTGGCCACAGCCGTTCCTCAGGGGGCTGAGCGAAAACCTTCACAAATGGCGTCTTCAGCAGCTTCGGTTGCTTCCACTTTGAAGCGAGTACCAGTTATTGGATCATATGCAACTTTGGCAGAAACTTTGGCTACAGCTGGATCACGAGTATTGGAGTTGTTTGGGTTCACACCCAGACCCGACACATCTCTTCCTTCTTACGTTTCTGGATATTCTTCGACCGTCGAGCCCAGTTTGACTTTTCCAAAGAAGGTACGACCGTTGGGCTTGGATCATAATAATAATGTAGTCATTGATCCTGGTATTTTTGCTGGGGATTCAACTGACCCTCTGGCATTTTCCAACTGGTGTTCCCGATCAGCTCTGATGGCTAGAACATATTTCGACGCTGCTTTGAACGTAGGTGATCCTATTTGTCTTTTGCCAGTATCACCTTTTCATTATCAGAGTGAGCTAGTGACAGACGCCGATCAACCAAACACTCGTAGATTCCAGATGCATCCAACAGCATTGGCAGCCTTGAATTTTCGCAACTGGCGTGGTACTATGTGTGTTCGTTTGCAAGCGATCACTACTCAGTTCCACCGTGGACGACTTCGAGTTGCTTGGGAGCCGGAAGTTGGCTCTTATTCGGGACTGTCACAGGCTTCGTTGTATACTACCTATGAAGGTTATCAGCAGATGATCAACTGGGATTTATCAGCTTCGAAGGCTGTTACGCTGAAAGTTGGATTTGGTGCTAGGAAGGGGCGTTTAGCTGTTCCGCGTTTTGGTTCACCGGCTTTGTCGGACATGACTTTTGTAACCAACACGGAGGCTTCACCCACCAGTATTGCCACTGGGACGTTAGGACTTGATAATTATGAGGACTATTTCAATGGATTCCTTCGAGTTTCAGTTTTGACCAAATTGCAAGCGCCAGACACTACTTATCCTGTTCCTATCATGGTTCATGTATGGTATGAAGATATGGAGTTTTATGACCCATTGGATAACGGACCGAACTTAACTATCACGCACAACACCTCATTTTGGGATACCACTTTTCCCACTGAGTCTGGTACTTTCACCCGTGGTTATGTTGGTACTATATACACTGCCGAAGATACAGTCAATTTGATGAATCGACGGTTGTGCTATGATACCATGTACCCACAAGGTGAGGATAACCAAGAGCATACATTTCAGCCTTCCACTTCAGTCCATGAGTCGGTGTATGAGGGAGAGAAAGTCTTGTCATTACGCTCACTGCTTCAGCGAGACGTGTTTTATGATACAATTCATGTAGAAGTTCCGCGAGCAGAGACCCAAATGTCTGGACAAGGCCTGAAAACGGTGAATGTTCATTCTCCTCCATCAGTTACAACTGTGATACTGCCAGTTTTGCCATACTCTTTTGGCACTTCTTCGCCGTGTCGCAACACTGTGATGACCATTGGAACTCCTTCTCCCGGATATCCGTACACAGGGTCGGGTGGTACGGCTCGAACATTTTACCCTAATATGGCACGCACCAATCTTTTTCCTTTGATTCGTGAGTGTTTTGTGGGTTTTCGTGGTAGTTACAATTGGAAATTTTATCCTATGGTTGAATCTGGTTGCCGCGTGTCAACGATGGCAGCAGCTAGAAGCAACTATTGGCACACATCCAATTCGTTTTGCTACAATTATCCTCGGCCTATTCGCTCTTCTCCGTATACAGATCAGAACATAACTCAGTCTATTTCCGGTCCAACGTTTGCTAATTCTCGCAACATATATGAGCGTTCTTTGCTCTTTGATACGGGAAACACATTGACCCCTGCAAAATTTGCTTTTCGCGATATACAGGTGAATATTCAGCACAAGTTAACCAGTATTCGTAGGTTCTTAAATTTTATTCTTGGAACTTATGCTTCTGGTGCAACTTTGGTTGACACCCGAGAACAGAGAACTTTAGGAATCCGTATTCCTTATTTCTCTCAGACGCGATTTTTGCCTGGATCAACGACTGGGTGGTTTAATGCTAATAGCAACGCGGAATTGGCGCAACAGATTCGTCTTACTTTTATCACTGAAGGCATGGATCAACACGCATCATTAGCACCGGGATATTCCGACGCAGAGGCTGCATATACATCAGTAGCTAGTGCAATTTTATCTTGCACTCCTCCGCGCGCGCATTTTTCCGTTGCTATGATATGTTCAGCAGGTGATGATATATCATTTGGCGATTTTGTCAATGTGCCGGCATTTTATGCCACTTCTGCTGTTATGTTCAATGACACAACTCCAACAAATTCATAGACCGTCAGGGGGCGAGCTGTGAAGACAATTATCACCGTCGTGCAGTAGCCGTTGGTTGATCGCCCCCATTGTGTAGCTCATTAAGGTTGGGGAAACCCGTAACATCCGCTATTTTGCTTTGATGCGA